TGGGGAGTTTTCTTACTTTATAGCCAGATAGTTCTGTCTTATCGTAAAAGGGATAGTAGTGAGTGTCTATTTCTCCGTCAAAATCATAAGAGCACTTTACTCCGTAATGTTCTGCAACTGTTTTATAGATGCCTCTATCTTTAAATCCCCTTACAGGATAGTCTTCTTGAATCTCCAGTAAGTTTGTAGTATCCATTTGTACCTCTTCAAAGGTTTCACTAGTACCCCCTCTAGGGGCAGGTATGTTTTGTTTTGGGCAACTAGGACTAAAGCAAAAAGACGAGCCATCCTCGTAAACTTGCCTGTTGTCGTTAGACCCACAGTGATCACATGGTTGATTTCTTTTTACTATTCGTCCCATTAATCTTCCTCTTTAAAGATGTTATATAACGTTTAGTTTTAAGTGTAGGCTCTTCTTTAGGAATAAATCTGATTGCTGCAATCTGACGATTATAGAAAACAGGTGTTCCATCTAGTTGTGTTAAGGTCATACACTCAGAGACCATTTGAGAGTAAGCTTCTGAGTAGTACAACCCTCCTTTTGTCTTATAGAGGTCTACAATAGTAAACTTAAAAGACTCTTTCTTATAAAGCTTAATATCCTCATTAAGCTGCTTAGAAGAGCCAGTGTAAGTCCTCCACTTCATTTCCTTCCCATAAGTCTTAGAACGTTTCTTTCCTAAATGTAAAAATTGTTTTTTACCCCAGTAGTACTGGTTAGTTTTTAAATTACTTATACAATAAAGGAATCCGAAATAACTTGTAGGGTCAAAGGGAGTATATTCCCAGTGACCCATTTCTGTTTTAGAGAGCAGCATTAAACTCCTCGCGACTAAAAGAAAAGTGATCTCCATAGTTACGCCAGATATGCAACAGTTTACCATTTAGTAACATTCGTTCGAAGCCATCGTCAGGATACTTGCTATGGTAAGCCTGTGAAACTACTCGTTTGTAGTCCTGTCTCTGGCTATAGTCTGCAAGTAAATTTTGGGCTTTCTTTGGACCAATTCCTTCAATCCCAGGTATGTTGTCAACAGAATCACCCATAAGTAGCTGAGTCCAGTAAAACCGTTCTGCGTACTCTGTTGTAACTTCATAGATCTTGCCTTTTCTACCGTTATAGTGTTTACCAACAATGCAGTCAAGATCTTTGTCGATAGAGTCAACAATGTAATCTTTACCGTTAGTAATACATTCGTTTGCCCAAATACGTAGCTGATCGTCAGCTTCATAGCCATCGCAAATAACGCCCTCATGTTGATGATGAGCGTAAGCTTTTAGCATATCGAACCATTCTGGTTTATTTGAGCTAGATTTTACTCTAGATTTACTTCGTTTGTACTCAGGGTAAAGAGTTACTCTAAAGTTATTAGGACCACCCAAAGCCATTGCGTACTTGTCAGTCCAACACGCCTCTAAGTTTTCCGCTAACTTGTTAGTAAAGTTCTCTTGAGCCTCTTCTAATCCTTCTGAACCCCAAATTGAGGCATAAAGAAGAACATCTCCATCTATTAAACTAATCACAAGCTTTCTCCTTCACATTGATCACACTGCCACTCACTAACATCGTTTCCATGTCTACAAATGTACCAAGGGGTTTTCTTAGAGCATATGTGGCAACGAAGTTCTGATCCATAAATACTAGTGCTTCCGCAGGGCATGGTTACAAGAGAACCGTGACCCCAATCGGTAGCAGGAACCCACTGGTCTACTGTATTTTTACAACGCATAAAAAACTCCTAAAAATTTGATCATAAGCGATCACTATTAACGTGATACTTTTCAGTTAGTTAAGAACTGTCTGACTCAATCTCCCACAATTCAACAAGTTCACCTGTTTGTTCTGTCATATACTCAGCGTGACGTTCCCAGTACTTGACAATCTGTGACCAAGTCTTTATTACATCAGGGTCACGAGTTATCCACATAAGGTCATGTTGCTCGTCGCTGAAACGAACTTCAAAGTTAGATGTGTCTTCCAGCTCACCATAGCAGGACACTTCACCAATTTCTACTCTCATACTCCATACTCCTCGTTTATAATTTCATCCATTAGTTTGTTTTCTTTTTCAAGATCAACATTTCTTTCACGCAAAGTGAAGGCTTGGTTTCTCCAGTAGTTTACTTCTTTGAGAAGTTCTTGATTCCTTTTAGACAGTTCTTCAAATTGGGTTTCAACATCAGGTATAACCATCAGCTTCTCTGTATATTCATTTTCCAAAGGTTAATCTCCGTTCTAGTTTGTGATAGTTTTCTGTCATAATGTCGCTAAGTGTCCAGCCCTGCTTATGAGCCATAGCAGTAACATACCAAAGCACATCACCGAGTTCTTCTTTTAAATTTTCTGTAGTAGGTGCTACAAGAACTTCATTGGCCTCTTCTACTAAGCCTACTGGAAGACTTGCCCAGTTCTCATGCTCGTCTGAAAAGAAATCCATTGCAAGACGTTCATACAGTTCTTTTTTCATGTATTTGTCTCCATGTTAAAGTTGTAAGCCAGTTCTAGTTGTTTAATTTTGTCTACAAGGTAATTTACCCTAAGCTGAATACTTTTCTTTGCATCATGAGGCTCTGTATCTAACAGACAGTCTAAGGCCATACGGTAGCCATAGAGTTCTTTGTTAAGGTTTTTGAGGCGGTAGTCTATTTGTCTGTTGTTTCCGAGGCTAGAGAACATACCTTCGTCACCACTAGTACCATACTCAACATCATCAACACTTTCGTTACCTGCGTTGATACTTGCTGCAGCCATACGGTACGCATCTTCAGGGCCAGCAGGTAGGTCAGCAGCCTTGTTAATGTATACAACGTAGTTATAGCTGTTCATTTCTTCTACGTAAACTTCAAGATCCACAATATATTCGTTTTCTGTCTCTTTAATCATTATCACGATTCCTTGTATCTAAGACCCAGCCGTTACGAGTGTGAACGGCAGTAAACATTTTAGTACCATGCAATAGCCATACAACAGGATGACCAAACTCATTAATCTCTAAGTTACCGATTTCACGGTTTTTAAACTCAGTCCAGCCATACTCTTTTCCTTCATCAGAGTTGATAATTTTAACTTTTATCTTTGCCATTCCTTTTCCTTTTTCTAAAGTAAGCCCCTTCTGAGCTATTCCAAGCAGCTAAGATATCTAAGAATTGATTTCTATTCATGTGGATTAGATCATACTCATCGGTAATACCGCAAAACTGTCTAATCCAAACAGCTCCGTCTTTATCTAACAAAAGTTCAACGTCTTCATGTTTGCCTTCTTCGTCTAGTGTAGTAATGATAGTGTCTTCACTTTCAAACTCAACTGTAAACATTAAGTGTCTCCCATGATTTTTTCTTTGAACTCTTCGTCTGCGGCTTCATAACCAGCCTCGTAACCCTGCTCATAACCTGCCTCGTAAGCGTCTTCTCCACCAGCCTCAAGACCTGAGACATAGCCGTCTTCAAACTGCTCTTCCATTTCTGTTGTACTAGTCTCTTTAGAGAGCCGATACATGTTAGCTTCTAGAGAGTCTAAATGGTCTAACAAATCTAAACTAACAACGATGTTATAGAATTTAAGATTGCTATGGAATTTTTCAAAAGCGTTTTCCATATGTGTCTCTAGCGATACAGTAATACTCATTTGTCTTCTCCTTGCTTTGCAGCTTTTCTAAAACGTTTGTTGTAAGCTCTTTTAATTTTCTTAAGTTGTTTTCTTCTCCAATTATAAAGCCTTCTTGAGGAAGTAAAGGCGTCCCATTCATCGCTTTTCAATGGTATACGTTTCACTAAGTACCCTTCCAGATTCTATGATAAATGTTTTCAAGCCCTTTCTTGTCAGGGTGTCTGCGTACCCACATGCCAGAGTCTGCCATGAAATTCTTTTCAAACCAGTTGTCTAACTTACGATAACCAGTCTTTACATCCAAATCTACCTCTAATGCCAAAGAGTCAAACTCTGCATCAGACATGATAGAGTGGTCGTAGTACTCATAGGCATAAGCAGCTACCGAAAGCCTTATCCTACGCCTACGCTCTTGCTCTTCAATGCTGAACAAACCAAGACTCCACCCAGTAAGTCCAAGAATCTTGTTTAGCCCGTTGAAGAGCAGCAAACTCTGCGTCTTTTCTGTGTTTAAACAGGGCTTGGCAACCAAAGTCACAAAGCAAAGCGTAAACAGTCTCTTCTTCATATCTGTGGGTCATTGTCCTCTGCCTCTTGATAATTAGCCCTTACAACATAGTTATTTGTTACTATCTTGTTTTTGTCTGCTGATTTAAGATGTTGATAAACAGTCCATCCATGTTTCCATTCAGGTTGTGCATAAATATAATCA